TTTGATAAGCGCATGCGGAGAGACTACGCGGAGCACGGAGAGAGCTGGAAATGGATCCGTCGTATCGAGATTGGCAAGCGCGGCGGCATACATATTCACCTGATTTGTAATCGCATATGGAACACAGAGCTGCTGATAGCAAAGAACTGGCCGGGGCTGTCACATCATAGCGAACCGGTCCGCGATGAGGAAGGCTTCGAACAGCTTGCATCATATCTGTGCAAACCGCTTCCGGAAGAGCTTGAGCAGACAAGCATATTTGAACCAGAAGAGATCAAGCGTGCATCCAGTCTTTCATCAAGCAGAAACCTAGTACGTCCGGAGCCGGAGAAGAAAGCATATGTCCGGCGGACAATGAAAAAGATCATCACGGATGGACCGGTAGCCCGTCCGGGGTATTACATAGATAAAAAATCAATTCGAATTGGCATAAATCAGGTAACAGGGTACAGCTATGTCTATTACACGGAAGTGAAGATACAGCAAACCAAGAGAGTGATACGAGCGCCGGGCGACGATTGGCCGAAGTTGCACCGGTGCAACGAAAGGAAGAGACGAAAATGCAGGAAGTAAATATCTATATCGAGACATCTACGATTGCACCACGTGCCACAAAGGCAGATGGTATGTACGTGATGGAAGCATACGAAGATGGACGGCAGATGCTGTACAAGGGCGAGCCTGTGATTGTGTATGATGTGATGCATTTTGAACATTGCAATACGAATATTATCACGTTGACGTTGCTCATTGCCGCGCTAGAGCGAATGCAGAAGGGATGTACTGTGCATATCCACACACGCACGGAGCATGTATATTGGACGCTCAAAAATGACTGGCTGACCGGCTGGAAGAAAACCGGCTGGAAGTCGGCAAGAGGTGTCGCTATCAAGAATGCAGAAATGTGGGAAAAAGTTGAGTATTTACTCAACAAAAAAGAAAGCTGGACCGTATCCGAGGACACGCACGAGTGGAAGGCTTGGATGCAGGAGAAGATGAAGAATGGAGGCATGAAAGATGTGGGATAAATTTGGAGAGTTGGACAGTGCTGAAGAGATCAACCGCCTTGCGGCAGCAGAACTGCAGGAGGGCGACGTCGACGCACTCAAAGCACTTGCGGAAGAAAACGGACTGGATAAAGATGACGTGGAGGATTATATCGATGGGCTGATTGATACATTGACCACACCGGAGCTTACCGCGGTCGGGAAGCTGGATGTGGAAGCAAAGCATCTGGATGTTAAAGGAATACTTAAAGACTGGGTGGATGAGCTGAAAGCGGAGATCATGAGAGACAGGGAGTTTGCCATAGCGGTACGACGGAAAGGGAAGAGCCTTGCGGGGTATATTGCATTGACAGCGGAGACGGGATATACGAATCGCGCTGTGGTGCACAAAGAGATAGTGGCGAAGACTACAACAATTAAAAACATGATCGGATCGCATGAGTTTTCTATCGGGATCCCGACGCGGACGGAGCGGAAACAGTTGATGCATACATACTATGAGGGAGGTGTCGACTGATGATGGCATTCAAAGGATTCACACCTAATCTGAAGAGCGTAATGGGCGATGGAAAGAAAGAGACATGTCACTTTGTACCAGGAGAGACAAAGAAGGTTGAAAGAAGCAAGACTGCAAATTCCGGATTCCATTGCTGCGAATATCCGCCGGACTGCCTGCGATACTACAGTTGGGAAAAAAGTCGTTTCTTCCGCGTAGAGGCGGCAGGCGATATCGACGAGGATAAAGGAGAACGTATCGCGGCAACAGAAATTACGCTTGTGGAAGAGCTGGATGCACGGAAATTTGCTTATTATATCATGCGATATATAGCCATGTATCCACGGAGAAAGAATTGGATCACGAATATGACAGGAGTATCCATACAGCCGGACAAAGCAAAGGTATCGGAAGCGGGGCATATAGCAATTGCCAGAGGCAGCAGTCCGCGTGTCAGAGGTACAGAGGGAAGCGTGGTCGGACTAATTGTCGAAAAGGACGAAGAAATCAAGAATATGAAAATGCTCGTCGTAACAAGTAAATATGCGGATAAATGGCTGTACATCGATAAGAACAGACAATTGCATGTGGAGGAAGATGTATGAAAGAAAAAGCGATAGAGAAAACACCGGCGCCGAAGACGAAGAAAAAAGGTTGGTGGACAATCCTGCAGGTTGTACAGGGAATTGTAGTATTGAATATTTTCAAGAATAAAGTATTGCAGAGGAGGCACTGCTTTAACCCGACGAATAGCGAGTATGCAACATGGCATGCGAATACCGGGTTATGGCATGCAGAGAAGGTGCCTGCTGCATACGAAGCGAGCTGGGATGGCAGTTATGGATATTCCGGAAAAAATGGTGACAGCAGTATGTCGAGCGATGATCATGATCGATTGAAGGAAATATTAGATGATGCACAAAAGCCATATACATATTATCGAACGAATTTGATTGACCGTATATATGATTTGGAGCAGGAAAGAGACAGGAAAGCGAGGCAGACAAAGGAAGAGCGAAGATTTGAAAGAGTTACAGCATTGATGGATCGTGTGCCAGATGTGCCTACAAATCTGCGAGACTGGATAGATAAGCAGTTCACCGGCGGGGAAAACTGGTGTATCAAGGACAGGGATACAAAGAAATGGGTATGCTCGGCATGTGGCGGTTCGTTTGAATTGAAGAATAAGCCGCGGAACAACGACAACATTACATGTCCGGAGTGTAATCGGGAGATTAAGTATTTGTCACGAAAACGGAAAGTTGAGATGGTTGAACATTTCTGCCTGATCCAGCCGATGGATACAGACACATCCGTATGCAGGCATTTTGTAACAGAAATCACTTTCGAACCGGGAGTATGTGAACACAAAAATATATGGATAGATGAAGAAATACGGGTAATCCTGAACAAGCAAATTGATACGCTTGAATTCAATCGAAAGAAAAAAGCAGAATGCAAAATCTACTATAAGCAGTGGAGTTACTTTGATAACAAAGGAAATCCGCAGAACAAGCGGGAATATGTCGGTGCATTGTATGATGCCGGCATCATGGAAGCCTTCAAGGATACAAGCTACGAGCCGTGGAGCCGGTTATTCACCCAGATGGCAGCAGCGGGACAGCAGTGTAACTGGAATGCAATGATGGCAGCAATAAATGACAAAGAATACATACAAGTGGCAGAGATGTTGTTCCGTGGAAGATTCTACCGGATGCTGACAGAGACAAGCACGCAGATAAGTTATTGGGACTTAGAGTATATCGGTTATCTGGATGTGACCGGCCGGACGATTGAAGAGGTATTTGGAATTGCTGACAGACAGAAAATAAACCGGATCCGGGATTGTAACGGTGGCGGACTGGTCCTTAAGTGGATGCAGTACAGTGAAGAAAAAGGCGAGAAAATATCTGAGAAGCTGCTTACATGGGCGAAGCGTGAAAATATTACGCCAGGTACATTAAAAGAGCCGTTGACGTATATGTCGGCAGAGCAGGCAATGAACTATATCGAAAAGCAGAAAAAGGAGCAGTACAAAGGAAAAAGTACGCGTGTAATCGTAGATCAATATGCCGATTATATACGGATGTGTAACAAGCTGAAAAAGAAACTGGATGATGAAATGATCTATAAGCCGCGGGAACTGAAGCGGAGACATGATGAAGCGGTCGAGGAAATCAAGGTACGGGAAATGGAGATTAACTCAGAGGAGTATTCAGAACGATATCCCGAGGCGGAAGATGTGTTGAAGGAAATCAAAAAGAAATTCGAGTATAGAGGCACCGAATATTTCATCATGGTACCGGAGCGGATATATGACATTGTATGCGAAGGGCGGAGCCTGCATCACTGCGTCGGATCCACAGACCGGTATTTTGACCGGATGGCGCAGCATGAGACATATATCTGCTTCCTGCGGAAGGTAGAGGAACCGGACAAACCATTTTATACGATAGAAGTGGAACCGGGAGGCACGATCAGACAGCATCGTGGCATGTTCGATGAAGAACCGGAGTTAGAAACAGTAAAACCTTTCCTGAAGGAATGGCAGAAAGAGATACGGAAACGAATGAGTGAGGAAGATCATGCACGCGCGAAGCAATCAAAGATTCTTAGAGAAGCAAATATCAAGGAACTGCAGGAAAAGAATAATACAAAAGTATTAAAGGGACTTGAGGAAGATTTAATGGAGGCGGTATAAATGTTGGAATTAACAGAAAGAACAAATGAGTATTCGCAAGAGTATCTCACATTTAAGAAAGAACTTGATACAGAGCTGAACAAGGCAGCAGACGGATTTGTGAAGATAGGTTATCTGCTCCGTAGGGCAGAGGACTCTGATATCCTGCGGACAAGCGGGTACCGGAATGTAACGGAATTTGCGGCGGCAGAATACGGATTGTCAAAAGATGTGGTATCAAGATATATCAATATCAACAAACGATACAGCGAGGGCGGGTATGCGCCTGTCCTTGCAGAAAGATATCATGGGTTCGGCATGGCAAAGTTGGCAGAGATGCTGACACTCCCGCAGGCGATTGTAGACACGATTCCGGAAGAATTATCGAAGACAGAAATCCGGGAGATCAAGAAGGAGTTCGATGCAGAGCAGGGCGTGACAGATATCGAGATTGCGATTGAGGCAGCAGGACAGCCAGAGGAACAAAGAGAAGATAAGTTGCTGACGCAGGTAGTCAGAGCATGGCTGCATGATATACCGGACGACTTCCGGCGATTATCGAGCGTGATTTATCCGGATTATGATATCGACAAGATGATGGACATCATTGCGCAGGACGAGTAGAGAGTGATAATAGTGCGAGTCCCGGGCGTTGGAAGGCTGATGATTACATGCTCGATTTCGGCAAGTATCAAGATCGTCAATATGCGTACCGGAGAAAATGGGCAGATAAGCTGGGAAGACCTGTGTAGCGTCGCATCTGCAATCTGTGCGCTCAGATATCCGGATGAGAGGATCGAAGATGTCTGGGCGAGGACATATGATGATCCGTATCCGGAAGAGAAGAAAGAAGAACCGAAGCCGGAGCCGAGGAAGGAAGTGAAAAACGAAGAGAAGAAGCCTGCGAAGCGGAAGGAAAGTAAAGTCACGGTTGCAAAGCCGGTGAAGACAGAAGAACCGAAGAAGCAGTATGAAAAGCCTGTGATCGTCGAGATGCCTCATGATCCGGAGGTGCTGGAAAGAGATGCAGAAGAAGTGAAGAATGCAGCAGAAGCTGATCAGGAGGAAAGCGCAAATCAGAAAGAAGGTACCGAAGGAAGCATATGCTCCAGCTCCAACGGGGTATTGGGGGTATACAGATAATACCGAATATGAAACGACACTGGAAGAGCTTCGAGATGATATGAATGATCTGGCGAAGTATTTTGAACAGAAAGACTACAGTATGGCAAAACAGACGGCAGCGGTTATGAATACCGAGATTGAGAGCCTGCTGAAGATTATGGAGAAACATAATGGATAAGAGCAAGAAGGGGGAAAAGTGATGACAAATAAAGGAACATGCAGATATTGCAAGAATATTGTATTTTTTGATGATCCGGTTGACGATGATGAGTCGGAAGAAAAGGCAGTTACAATGTGTGACTGCACTGGTGCACGGATATGGCAGCGGGCAAAAGAACGGCAGGAAAGAGCAAAGGACAACATTGAGCTTGCAATTCACGAGACAGACGAAAAGGTGTGTGAATATCTGAAACAGTGTGTGGAGCTGGTCGATCAGCGGAACATAGCAAAGATAACTGTAAATAACGGACGTGGAGTTACGGTCACGGTTAGCAAGACGAATAAGGACACCATCAAGGTTGCCAAGAAAGTAAGTAAGGATGTGGTTTATGATGAGTAGATTGATTGACGATATGAGCTTGAAAGATCGAGTAAGTGAGTACACTTTGAGCCCGGATGAATACCAACGGTTCTGCAGAATTATTGACGCAGAACCTACGGCATACAACGTAGATAATGTTTTGAAACAACTGGAAGAGGAAAAAGAGCTTTCATATGCGGATTTTGACAAGTATGTGGATGAAATATGTCCTTGCTTGGATACAGAATATGATGACTTGTACCACAGAGGACTGGATAGAGCAATCGAGATAGTAAAGCAAGGAGGGAAATCATGAGTAAATCTATCATACAGAACAAAGACGGATGTTGTTACATGTGCGATCTGCTCGGAACAAGGCAGCAGGGCTATACGATTGAGGAGCATCATTGCTTTGGAGGTCCGAATAGGAAATTGTCGGAAAAATATGGTTTGAAGATTTACTTGTGCCCGGAGCATCACCGGACAGGACCGGATGCGGTACACCAGAACAGCGACTATATGCAGATATTGCACGAAGCTGCACAAAAGGCATTTGAAGAACGCTATCCGGATAAAAACTTCCGGGAAATCTTCGGGAAGAATTACCTGTAAAGTCTAGTAAATACTAAATAAAGATGCACATTGAAAAGCGAATACTGGTCAGAAATTTTTCATCTTTTTTATTAAAAAGTATTGACATACGGTACACCGTATGATATTATAATACTTGTAAGGAGGTGAATGAGAAAATGGCTAAGAAGAAAAAGAAAAAGCCCAAACTTGAAAAGGTTGCAATCGTGACAGGCATTCTGCAAGGCATAGCAACCATCGTATGCTTGATCTACGAAACCTTCTTCAAGTAAGGGCACAGGCGGTGGGAATATCCCACCCACCGCCTAATTTTATTCTAAGCCATTTTTGGAAATATGTCTATAAGAAAAGTATTAACAATTATTAGCACCTGTTCGGCGGCGGTTCTTGTGTACTATGCAATCAGAAAAGGATTGGATGCGGCAATTGCAGTAGCACTTGTACTGAGTGTGGCATCAATTGGATTAAATATATATTGCGAGGTGCACGATGGAAGAAAAAAAGATTAGACCGCAGGACAAGTGGAATGCAAAAGCTGGCTTGATAAGCAAATCGTATAAGCTGAAGCGAGAGCTGGTAGAGGCATTTGCAGATGCATGTGAGAAGGCAGGAGTAAGTCAAGCCGGACAGCTTAGCAGGATGATGAGTGACTTCATCGAGAAAAACAAGTAAATACTAGAAAAGGAAAGGTACTGACCAGTATTCATTGGTTGGTACCTTTTTTATTTTGGCACTAAGAAAATATATCATAAATCTAAAGAAGGAAGGGGGTGAGAATCCGGGGAACCGGATACTATGGCAGAACTGTTGATTGAGATTGATGAGAGATACAAGGATGCACACGGCAATCCAAGAGTGCTTGCAGTATGTCCGTGTTGTCATGAAAGAAAGTGGTATCTTGGCAATCAAGGAGAAATACTAGATCAAATGTGTTGGAGCAGTGTGCACTATTGCGATAACTGCGGTACAAAGCTGGATTGGAAAGCTGAGCAAAAGACAGAAACACAGAAGATACGGGAGCAGGCACTGTTAGAGTTTCTCAATGAATATTACAAAGACAGTGGAGGCAGCAGGAGCGAAAGCTATATTATAGCGTATCGGACGGCGCGACGCCTGTTGGATGCGTGGAACAAAGAAGAACAGCAGCATATAAATGCAAGAGTATATGATCGGAGGATATAGAGATGGCAAAGGTATATATTGGAGTAGGACATGGCGGGAGCGATCCAGGAGCAGTGAAGTATCTGGTAGAAAAAGATATTGATCTGCAGATGGCAAAGGGATGCCGCGATTACTTGAAAGAGCATGGAGTAGAAGTATTGATTAGCAGGAACGGAGACATAGATAGTTCAATCAATGAAAAAACAACAATGTGCAATTATTGGGACGCAGATCTGGCGCTTGACATACACAACAACGCAGGCGGCGGAGAAGGCTTCGAAGTATGGCACAGTGTGAATGGTGGCAAAGGAAAGGTACTTGCACAGAACATAGAGAAAGAAGTTGTGAAGATCGGGCAGAAAAGCCGTGGCTTAAAGACAAAAAAGAACGCATACGGAAGCGATTATTTTGGATTCATTCGACAGACGAAATGCCCGGCGATTATCTGCGAGGGTGTATTTGTAGACAATAAAGCTGATGCGGCAAAAGCGGATACAGAAGAGAAGTGCAGGGCGTTTGGTGTAGCATATGCGAAAGGAATCCTTGCAACGCTTGGAATGAACACAGAACAGAATGCAAACGAAGAAACAAAGACACCGGAGCAGGCAGCAGTCAAACTGGATCAGGCACAGGCAGATACATATAGAGTCAAGGTCACAGCATCGGCACTGAATATCCGTAATGATGCGGGTACAGCAAATGCAGTAACCGGAGTGATCCGGGACAACGGTGTATATACGATTGTGGCGGAAAAGACAGTATCCGGACAGAAATGGGGAAAGCTGAAAAGTGGTGCAGGCTGGATATGTCTGGAGTACACGAAGAAGGTATAAAGGAGCGTGAGCAAGGTGAGACAAAGAAACTCGGTTGCAAGCTACAACATCGGGAAGCATAGATTCTTGGAATTGTACCACTACTGTATGCAGTACCCGGACTGGATAAAAGAGATTAGAGAACTGCGCGGACTACGATCGCATGAAACCGGAGCAACAGGAAATGGATTATCAAACCCGACCGCAAGTGCAGCCATCAAGGCAGCAGAACTAAGCAAGCGTTGCAAGCTAATTGAAGATACAACAATAGAAGCAAACAAGGAAATTGCGCAGTATATCCTTGCGGGAGTAACAGATGCTGAGTGCACATATCCGGTGCTTGAGGCGCGAGGGATGCCAGCGTCGCGTGCATTATACTATCGAAGCCGGAGGAAGTTCTATTATCTGTTATCTAAGAAAGTGAAGTGAGAAGATATGAAAACGGAGTATGAGATCATTGAGGAGTATATTGATTACTTTAACGAAAAGGAATTTGTAGAGAGCCTGACGTTGCAAGATCAGATGCTTTATAGACTTGCATTAAGAGAGACGTATTCATACTTGTTTTTTAAGCTATACGTAAGAGTGAGAGAATTCTTCGGAAGTTTTAAGAAAAAATGAAAGTGGAGTACTCAGGGGACATTTTAAGTGATATTATGATAGCATAAGATATTTGAGAGACACGAAGGCAGCAGTTGTATGGAAACATATAGCTGCTGTTTTGCGTAGAAAGGAGAGACGATGAAACAGACGATATGTACAGCAGTAGGAATGATTGGATCTGCGATTGCTTCGGTATTTGGTGGATGGGATGCGGGAACCGTAACTTTGCTCATATTCATGGCGATTGATTATGTATCCGGTTTGGTTGTAGCGGGAGTGTTCCACAAAAGCAACAAGACAGATACCGGAAGCCTGGAGAGCAAAGCAGGATGGAAAGGCTTATGCAGAAAGTGCATGACACTTGTGTTCGTGATCGTGGCATACAGATTAGATCTTGTGATTGGAACGAATTATATCCGTGATGCGGTCGTGATTGCTTTTATAGCGAACGAGACAATCTCATTGGTCGAGAATGCCGGGCTCATGGGCGTGAAGCTTCCGGCAGTGATCACGAAAGCCATCGACATCCTGCAGAAGAAGTCAGAGGATGAAGCTAATGATGTATAACGACAAACGATGGAAGAAGAAACGTGCAGTGATTCTTCGGCGAGATGCTTACCAGTGCCAAGAGTGTAAGCGATATGGCAAACGAAGATTAGGAGATCATGTGCATCATGTGTACCCAGTCGAACAGTATCCGGATGAGCGGTACAACGACTGCAACCTGATCACGCTATGCCAGAAGTGCCACAACCGCATGCATGATCGGGATTCACATGAGCTTACAGCGACAGGAAAAAAATTACAAATGCGTATGAAGATGAGATATGGCAGCAGACTCCCCCCTCTCTAGCGTTTTTGGAGCGCCGGAGGATAGAACGGTGGGTGGAGCCTTTTCCAAATACGCAGGATTTTTTGAGAAAGGGGGAAACCGGGTGAAAAAGACAGCATGGAAAAATCGAATAATATCAGCAACCAAGGCGGTTGGCACGTATCGAGGCGCTTTCCTTCCGATGATCGATACGCTCGCAAATATACTTGCAGAGCGTGACAAAATCTATCAGGAATACGTCGAAACCGGTGCCAAACCTGTAGTGGAGCATACGAACAAAAACGGAAGTACCAACATGACCAAAAATCCGCTGCTGGTGAGCTGGGGCGACATGAATACATCTGCACTTTCGTATTGGAGAGATCTTGGGCTCACACCGGCAGGGCTGAAAAAAATCGACGAATCAGCAATCAAAGGGAAAAAGGTGTCTGCATTAGGAGACATCCTGCGGGACATTGGCGGCTAAGTCATACAAGCAGACGGCAATCCGCTACGCGAAAGATGTGGTCGCTGGAAAGATCATTGCCGGAAACAATGTACGAGAGTGCAAACGGTTCCTGGCAGATCTGGAACGCGATGATCTTGAGCTGCACACGAAAGAGCCGGATTTTGTGATCAATATCATTGAGCGGGTAATGGTTCACGTGAAGGGAGAGGACCTGCAAGGGCACTCTCTGCGGAATACTCCGTTGATATTGCAGCCGTGGCAGATATTTATCGTATATAACTTAATAGGCTTTTACTATAAAGGTACTCAGATCAGACGATACAAAGAGGCCTTTATTTTTGTCCCGCGAAAGCAGGGAAAAACACTTTTTATAGCGGCGCTGGCTTTTGCTCTGGGGTTATTAGAGCGTAAATCAGGTGCGACGATCTATATTGTTGCAGCGGCGCTGAAGCAGGCGAAGCAGAGCTTTGACGATATCCTGCATACATTGCGGTACCGTGGCATGATTAACGAGTTTAAGGTGCTGAATAACAATGCACAGCATTCAATCGAGTACACGTTTTACAACGAGGCCGAAGAGCCGGAAGGTTCCTTGTACATCGAAGCACTCGCCAGCAATCCGGATACGCAGGATTCATTCAACTGTAACATAGCCATTGCAGATGAGGTGCATGCGTTCAAGCGTGCATCCCAGTACAACCGGTTCAAAGAAGCAATGAAGGCATACACAAACAAGCTGATGATCGGCATCACAACGGCAGGTGACAATATGAATTCATTTTGTTACCGCCGGTTGGAATATGCCAACAAAGTGCTGGATGGCATCGTGAAGGATGATACATTGTTCTGCTTTGTATCGCGCGCGGATCAGGACGAGAAAGGAAATGTAGATTTTACGAATCCGATACAGCATGAAAAGGCAAATCCGGGATACGGTGTGACAATCCGCCCGGAAGATATTCTGAACGATTCTATACAGGCACAGAACGATCCGCAACAGCGGAAAGATTTTCTAAGTCGCCAGTTGGATGTATATACCACGGCGATGAAGGCATATTTTGACATAAAAGAGTTCCAAAATTCGGACAAGCATTACAACTGGAGCATAGAGGAGCTGGCAAAGCTCAAAATCGACTGGTACGGCGGTGCCGACCTGTCGAAATTGCATGATCTCACGGCAGTGGCACTGTTCGGACATTACAAGGGCGTGGATATCATAATCACGCATGCATTCTTCCCGGTTGTGGAAGCAGCAAGGAAAGCAGATGAAGACAACATACCGTTGTTTGGCTGGCGGGACGATGGATGGCTGACCATGTGCAACACGCCGACGGTTAACGTTGGAGATATTGTGAATTGGTTCAAGGAGATGCGGAGCAAAGGCTTTAAGATCAAGCAGGTTGGTCACGATAAAAAGTTTGCACGTGAGTATTTCATCCAGATGAAAAAGGCAGGGTTCCGTATAGTCGACCAGCCACAGTATTTCTACGTGAAGTCGGAGGGGTTCCGGCATATTGAGAAATCTGCCAAAGATGGAACGTTGTATTACCTGCATTCAGATGCTTACGAGTACTGCGTGCAGAATGTACATGCGATTGAGAAGACAGACGACATGATCCAATTTGAGAAGATAGAACCGACGGCACGTATCGACTTGTTCGATTCGAGCGTGTTTGCGTGCGTCAGATACTTGAATTCGCTCGAAAAGAGCGAGCAAACAAAAAGCTGGTGGGGAGGTGAGAATGAAGATGAAGAATAATGTGATACAGCGGGCACTAAGAAAAGCAAGACGAACCCGATCGGCGGTGCTGATTGGAAGCACGGAAGCATATGACATCCTGTGCGGTGATGGTTATACATCGCTGGACCAGAATCCGGAGATTGTAGCGGCCTGCCGCAAGATTGCAGAAGTGATCGGAGCAATGACGATTCACGTCATGGAGAACACCGAACGCGGTGACGAGCGTGTGATCAATGAGCTGTCACGAAAGATTGATATAACTCCGTGCAGTACCATGACGCGGCAGACGTTTATAGAATCGATAGTGATGAACCTGCTCCTGTATGGCAAAGGCAATTCGGTTGTAAAGGTCTATACAGAGGACGGCTATATCGCCGATATGGAGCCGGTGGCAGCAGGCAGAGTCACCTATCAGGGCGACTATAGAAATTACCGGATACTGATTGACGGCATCCCATACCAGCCGGATGATGTGCTGCATTTCGTCTATAATCCGGACAAGACATACATGTACCGGGGGCAAGGCGTGACAGCACAGCTTAAGGATGTTGCAGATAACCTGCGGCAGGCACAGGGCACTACAAACGCTTTTACGAAAATCAAATGGAAGCCATCACTGATCATCAAGGTAGATGGCATGGTAGAAGAGTTTTCAAGCCCGAAGGGCAGAAAGAAGCTGATAGACGAGTATATGACATCCGGAGAAGCCGGAGCACCGTGGCTGATACCTGCGGAACAGTTTGAGATAAATCAGGTCAAGCCGCTTTCCTTATCAGATCTTGCAATTGCGGATAATGTGAAGCTGGATAAGCAGACAGTCGCGGCAATCCTTGGTGTTCCGTCGTTTGTACTGGGCGTTGGCGAGTACAAGCAGGAAGAATGGAATTACTTTGTTAAGACAAAGGTAAGAGAAATCGTAACAGGCTTACAGCAGGAAATGACACGTAAGCTGATCTACAGTCCGAACATGTATATCAAGTTCAATGTCCTGTCCGTGATGGACTGGGATCTGACAACGATTGCAAGTGTGTTTGGATCCTTATCCGACCGGGGCTTTATAACCGGAAACGAAGTAAGAGACAAGATCGGCATGTCGCCGAAGGAAGGCTTGGATGAACTGCGTGTACTGGAGAACTATATCCCGTGGGATATGGCAGCGGCACAGAAGAAACTGGTACAGAAGGGAGATAACAATGGATAGACATATTCGACAGACACGATCTGTCGCATCGGAATTTAGTACGCGGGAAGACGGCGAGGCACTTTCTATTGAAGGGTACTTCGCCGTTTTTAATAGCACCTATAACATCATGCCGGGGATGAGTGAGAGTGTAGCGCCTGGGGCGTTTACAGATACGATATCCGGCGATGTACGTGCACTGATCAACCATGATACAGGGCTTGTGCTCGGAAGAACCAAAGCAGGCACATTGACACTGCGGCAGGATGAGCGTGGACTCTGGGGACATATCGACATCAATCCGGATGATTCGGACGCGATGAACCTGTATGCCAGAGTGAAACGTCACGATGTAGATCAGTGCAGCTTCGGCTTTGACATTCTGGACGAAGAGACGGAAGCCCGCGAGGACGGATCCGTACACTGGACAATTAAGAAGGTGGAACTGTATGAGGTGTCGGTATGCACCTTCCCGGCATACGAAGAGACAAGTGTCAATGCGCGAAAGAAGGATGCAGATACCATCCGGGCGCGACAGACCGAGGTGTGGAAGCTTGACATGAAGAAAAAATTAAAAGGAGGAAGCGAATCATGTTAAAAGCAATCATGCTCAGAAAGAAGCTGAGCGAAGTCACAAAGAAGCTCACAGATGCACGTGAGAAGGCAAAGGAGCTTGCAACACGTGAGAAGGAGCTTGAGGCAGCCATCGACGAAGCACAGACTGAGGAAGAGAAGGAGGCGGTCAATCAGGAAGTCGAACAGTACGAGAAGGACAAGGCGGAAAATGAGGAATCCGTCCGGAATCTGGAACAGGAAGTATCTGATACAGAGAAAGAGCTTGCTGATCTGGAGGAGAAACAGAGACAGCAGATACAACAAAGAGAGGAGAAGATACAGTGAAGACAATGACAACAAGAAAGAAGTTTTTTGGAATGAACAATCAGGAACGTGATGCGTTCCTTGCGAGGGAGGACGTACATACCTTCCTGGAGCGTGTGCGTACACTTGGTACAGAGAACCGATCAATTACCAATGCGGAGCTTACTATCCCGGATGTAATGCTGGAGCTGCTCCGTGAGAATATCGAAGGATATTCCAAGCTCTATAAGTACGTCAATGTAAAGAGCGTACCGGGAAAGGCACGTCAGAACATCCAGGGCACCATCCCGGAGGGTGTATGGACAGAGATGTACGCCGCACTGAACGAGCTTTCGCTTTCGTTCAACAATACAGAAGTAGACGGCTACAAGGTCGGCGGATATCTTGTAATCAACAATGCGGTACTGAAGGATTCTGATGTCAATCTTGCTGAGACGATCGTTACAGCACTTGGACAGGCGATTGGATTGGCACTCGATAAGGCAATTCTGTACGGAAAAGGCACAAAGATGCCGCTTGGTATCGTGACACGCCTTGCACAGGCAGCAAAGCCGGAGAGCTACCCGGAAACTGCACGTACATGGGTTGATCTGTCATCAACAAATATCAAGTCGATTGCGGCTGCCAAGACCGGTGTAGAGCTCTTCAAGGAGATCATCAAAGCATCCGGTGCGGCAAAGGGTAAGTATTCGACCGGTACACGATTCTGGGCAATGAACGAGACGACGAAGACAACGCTTGTATCAGAGGCGCTTTCCTTCAATGCGGCCGGTGCTATTGCGACAGGCATGAACGACACCATGCCAATCATCGGCGGCACCATCGAGACACTTGATTTCATCCCGGACAATGTGATCATCGGCGGTTATGGAGACCTCTATCTGCTTGCAGAGCGCGAGGGTACAAGCATCGCACAGTCCGAGCATGTGAAGTTCCTGGAAGATCAGACAGTTTTCAAAGGGACTGCAAGATACGATGGTATCCCGTCAATCGCAGAGGGCTTTGTAGCAATCGGCATCTCCGGCACAAAACCGACATCCGACATGACCTTTGCGGACGATACAGTAAATGCTAAAGCGGCAGCAGGAACAAAGGAATAAGAGGTAGCGTATGACAGATGCAGATAGATTGAGGTTGTTGAAGATTGACCTCGGCATATCGGCTGAGGTGTACGATCAGCGGCTGACACGGTATCTGCAGGCAGCACAGACGGAGATAGAGCGGGAGGGTATCACCTTCCCGCCGGAGCCGCCTGTAGATGATGAGGAGCTGATCATAAGCTATGCCGCGTGGAAATGGCGGAAGCGGGCAACCGGCGAGGGTATGCCGCGGATGCTCCGGTATGCGCTGAATAACCGCCTGTTTGCGCAGAAAGCGAAGGAGGAAGAGGATGGATGACGAAATCATATTGCTTGAAACGAAGACGGACCAGGATGATATCGGGAATACGATTATCACAGAGACGATCAAACATCCGGTAATATGCAAAGTACAGTCTGTTGATCGCCAGGAGTTCTTCAAAGCCGGGCAGGTCGGTATGAATCCGAAGTATCGCTTTGACACAGATAAGGTAAATTATAACGGCGAAGAGCTTGTAAAGTACAAAGACAAGGTATATGGGATCTATCGCACCTATGAGCGTACAGATTCCGATACGATCGAGCTTTATGCTGAAGAGAAAGCAGGGGTGACGTATGTCGAACAAGACGATTAAAATTGGACAGCTTGATATGGAATTACAATCGATTTTTTCGGCGTTTGAGCATCATGTGCACACTGCGGTTGATACGGCAGCGGAGAAAACAGCAAAGGAAGCTGTAAAGGAGCTGAAAAAGACATCACCCAACAACAAGCGTACAAAAGGGAAAAAGTATAAGAATGGCTGGAAGCATAAGAAAACATCGGGGGGAATGACGGTATATAACGAGCAGTACCAGCTGACACATCTTCTGGAGCATGGACATGACGTAGTAATCAATGGAGTTGTGAAGAAAAAACGTGCAGAAGCGCAAGAACATATTGCGCCGGTGGAAGCATGGGCGCAGGATGAGTTTCCGGAAGAATTCAAAAGGCAGGTGGAAAAAGGATGACGATTGCAGATGTAAAGAAAGTCTTGTCGGTACCGGGTGTGACTGTACACTATGACCATGCACCGGAAGGCACGAAAGTACCTTTTATCACGTACACATGCCATGCGGACAACAATTTCTTTGCAGATGACAAGGTGTATCAGAAGATTAGCTCCATGCGTGCTGTGCTGTACAGCACGAAGAAGGATGAGAAGCTGGAGACGTTGATTGAAAGTGCCTTGGACGAAGCAGAGATCCCGTGGAGCATGACAGATGAGTTCGAGAACGAGCAGAAAGTATTTATGACCATATACGAAGCGGAGGTAATATAAAGATGAATAAAGAAAAAAATAAGATTAAGTTTGGACTGAAAAATACGCACTATGCGATTATCACAGAGACGGAACAGGAGGATGGAACAATCAAGAGTACATACAGTACGCCGAAGAAATGGCCGGGAGCAGTAAGTATGTCGCTTGATCCGTCCGGAGAATCCAACACGTTTTATGCGGATGATACCGCGTATGCCGTATTATCAAGCAATTCCGGCTATGAGGGAGATTTCGAATCTGCACTAGTACCGGAGGACGTAGAGATTGAGGTGATGGGACAGGAAGAAGTCGATGGTGTGCTTGTTGAATCTTCGACAGACGAACAGAAGTATATTGCTCTTTTGTTTGAGTTTTCAGGCGATAAAAAGGCACGCAGACATGTACTGTATCGTTGCTCACTGACACGACACTCCGTTGCGTCCCAGACCAAGGAAGACAGTACGGAGCCTGTGACAGAATCTGTGACAATTAAGGCTACACCACGTCCGGATGTCAACGTGATCAATGGCAAGGAAAAGAATCTGGTTAAAGCAACAACCGGATCCAATACAACAGATGGCGCGTATAAGAGCTGGTATACAAAAGTATGGGAGCCGACTGCATCAGAACAGGCAGCAGGTTAATATCAATCAGGAAATGGGATGGTAGAAAATACCGTCCCATTTTTCTTGTAAAAATAAAAAGTTGCACCGGTGCAACAGAATTGGAGGATACGATGAGATCAGTAATCAGAATTGGACAGAGAGAGGTAGCGGTTGAGAGCAACGCAGCAACTGCGATTCGATACAAGCAGATTTTTAAGCGCGAGCTGTTAAAAGATCTTGCGAAGCTGGAAAACGTAGAAGACGTAGACAAGCTTGACGCAATCGAATATACATCGAAGCTTGCGTATGTTATGAACATGCAGAACCGTAAGGAGATTAAAGAAGCTTCGGAAGAAGGATACATCGCATGGATGGAAGAATTTGAAGAAGCAGACTTCCAGGATCCTGCGGCAATCACATCCATCCTGAATGTATGGAATCGCAATATTACGACCACAAGTGAACTAAAAAAAGACCAAAGCCCACAGTAAGGGAGATGAATACAAACATCTTCATGCTGCGGGCTTTTTCACTACATATATCGATGCAGGACCTTGAGGAGTTAACACATGGAGATGTGCTCGACATGATGATCGAGA